AGAAAATCAATCTTTGCACCAGTCTTAATCTCATACTCCTTACAATATGCTCGTAAGTCATTTACTGTACTCTGTGCCGGCAAATATTTGATTTGCAACTTACCGGCTTTTTTTGCCAACATTCTGACTTTCATTTCAATGTCATCAATGCTTTTAAAAATATCACGGCTGCTAGTTTCTGTCATCATGCTATCTATACGCATTGAACATAAGCCCTCAGCAAGTTCAAGAGTAGCATAGATACCATTAAGTCCTGCTTGACTCCAGTTGACAGCAAGATTTTGCATAAACAGACTCTTACCTGATCCCGAACCACCTGCAAAGATTTGTAGTTCACCTCGATTGAATCCGCCATATAACTTACTATCAACAGTGGGCCAACCAGTGCTGATCTGTCCATTATTGCTTTTTAGTGCCATTAATCTACCGCGAGGATCAGCAAAATAATCAGTACCCATATCTTTTGTTATACTAATTTGAACTGCATCTTTCACCAATTTTTCAACTGGGTCGTAATTACCTTTTTCCAATAGATCCGCTGCTTTTAATATTGCACGTTCTAATTCTTGTCTGCGAGTAAACTTTTCAAATTCATCCAAAAACCATTCATAATGCCCTGTTGATAATTCAGGAATTGGTATAATTTCTATAGAACATGTGGCCTGTATTTGATCTGGTTCAGGTAACACATTATATTTTTCTGAATGTTCTTTAAAAAATTTTGCAACAGGTCGTAACGACTTGTCAAAGTTTTCAGCATTCATGATGTTACTTACTCTTGTGTATAATTCTCCATTAGTTACCATCATGCGCAAGAAAAGTTTTTGAACATCTATATTATAATCAGTTACCAATTCGTTTCCTCATCATTTCTATTTTTATTTTACTCGTTGTCGTATTCTGTATTATACTTAACAATGTAGCTAGTTTGCCATATTTTATTACTGCATCATTTACGTCCTTTACGTCAGGTCCCCAATTAGGTATACTTACTTGATAACCTAATTCTAAGGCTCTGTCACACGTTTCAAATCCTGTTTTATCCCTGTCAGGAACAAAAATAATCTGCTTGTTCAATTGTTTTATTAGTCTTGCCTGATCATCATTAATTGTATTATGAGTTAAAGCCAATCCATCAATAGATAAGGCATCAAATATCCCTTCCATAAGTATTGCTACTTGCCAATCAGACTGTTGCCTATCATATCCAAACACATAACCTGACTGTTGATCATTGATATATTTTGGAGCTCTATCATCTAAAAACCTACTCGTATGGCCTACAATTTCACTGTTGTAGTAGTATGGAATTATAATTCTATTTGCATTTCTACCCTCATCAAATGGTGCAACATAAAATTGATAAGAAGTATAGTCTATTTTTCTAGCTATCAAGTAATCAATGTATTTTTTGTGATTAGAATTTTTATCATCTAATAATTCACAGTCAGGTAATCGTTTTTGTATAAACTGAAGTGGTTTTTCTCTTGTAAACTTTTTAGTAAAGTCGAGTAAATCTTTATTTTGTAAGCTTTCTAAATTCCATCTTTGAATTTGTGATTCGTCTATACCACACCACTTAAGTAATTCTCGCACTCGTTTGGATAAACTTCTACCTAACTCGTAATGACAACTGTAAGAACAGTTAAAGCAATTATACGTCCAGTTGTTTCCATCTATCTTGATTCCTCCTCTTTGCCTGCGATCAGGCTTATGACCTCTTTTGTCACAACACACTGCGTTAAAGCTATACCAACCACCTTGAGTAAGCTTTTTTCGATTAGGAAGTATTGATAGGATATCAAACATACTATAATTATAGCATATTATTATTGTAAAAGCAAGAGTTTGGTAATTATTATCTAGCTAAAATTGAATCTACGTTTCCGCCAGTAGATACAAACTCTAGTTTAATATATGGATGGAAACCTTCTATTGTCGTGCCGATTGTGAGATTGCTTGTACTAAAGTTTAGTGATTCAATCGTATACCAATCTGAATCAGGTTCGGTTGAACCCAATACATTTATGTTACCTGAGTAGTTTGCCAAATTAGTCTGTAAAGTTAAATATTTTGCACCATATAAACTTAATACACTGCTATAATATGTTGTTCCAGTGTTGGATACTTCGCCGTGAGATGGTATAGTTATTGTAACACTAGGAAGATGTTTTGGTAATACACTATCAACTATTTGACAAACTCCCCGCGCTCCTGCTTCACTGTTAACAAAAGCTGGTAAATTTAAATTACCGTCGGTAATTTCTAAACTATAACTTCCTAGCTGAGCATTTATATCAAATAAATCTGATTGGGTAATAGTTAGGTTTGCCAATCCGGTTAGAGGAAGAAAACTTTCAACTGTTTTCTGTAACTGAATTTCAGCTCCACTAGAGTCAATAAATCTGAACGTTATTTGTTTTCCGGTAATATCAACAGATTTTTGCTCCTGATTTAGGAATTGAAATTGAATTCTGTTATCAACTCCCTTATTTAAAGTTATATTTTTAGCATACACGATTTGATATCTCCTATTAGATTGTCCAGAGTATAAAACTACCTGATATCTAGGGATGTAATTATAAACAGATGTAGAGTACACAATCTCAATCCTTTATTTTATTTATTCTTATAAATAAGCTTACAGTTTAATAAATATTTTGGATAAAATCCTAATATAAATATACCAAGAATTATAAAAATGAAAAACGACTTTTTTAAGAAATTATCAGAAAATCACCCTTTTATAACAGTGTGCTCCTACTCCGGTCAGGATTATGTTGGAATAATTCAGAATAGAGATGATATTGTTACTACTTTATACGATTATGGGTCAATTGTGGAATCCGAACTTAGAGAAAAATTCCTAGAGTTAGGAGAAATTTGGTGGTGGGAAAGTAACAGACTTATTCCAATTAATATGTTTTTGAGAGTAGAATGGGCTACGTTTAGGCCTTATTTACGTACATTTAATAACAAAAGTTTAGAAATTATACATGGACCAATTTGTAGTATTAGTGATCTTAGCAAGAAAAAAACCAAAAGGCGCAGTATTACTTTAGTCCAAAGAATGACTTGACTTTTCTAATAAATTCATATGTACAACTACTAATTGTGCGTATGCAACACTATGACTTTTCTTAAAACTATATCCATCGTCAGTTTTGTCCCAAACCGTTTTAGATATTTCAGACCATGTTTTTCCTAATAAATGCTTTTTGGCAGGTCTAATGCAAGCCAAAAACATCGCAAGTCTAGGAATACTATTTACGGGCTCAGGCATTTTCTGCAAATTATTGTAATGATTTCCCAAATGAACTAGCTGTTCTACAAAATCTCTTTTCTGTAGTAGATTCCAATTTGGCTCACGCATCAATTCAATAAGTTCATGTTCTGATTTTATTTGTTCGTACACGTGTACGTTAAGAAAATCTAATTTAATGTATCCGCGTTCCTCAGCTTCAGTATAATCAATGTTTGCCATATCGTTAAGTGCATCGTATGGCACTTCTGTAACATATACTCCTGTATTGTGTTTACGTATGGGAGTGACATTGCGCATCGCTGCAGGAATATGTTTGATATGCTTTAGTATCAAATCACGATTACCAAAATCAATATCAATATCTGACTTAAAGTTCATTTTAAAACAAATCCTTTGTCCATCAATTTTTTATATGCATCCTGTACAACTACTGCTTGATGCTCTGCATCTTCTACCGCTTTGTGTGTAGTTTTAGTACCATACCTTTTATCTTTTAGATTAACACCTGCAATTTCAAAGAGTGTTCTAGTATCACGCACTGTATAAAAAGGCCAGGGAATAGGATTGGGGCGATCAGTTAATGTTTGACGCATAGCTGTTTCCATTACCACCACGTCAAATGGTGCACCATGACTCCATATTGCTTTTCTGTTCCAGCAAAAACTATATAACTTTTCCATACAATCTTTAAGTGATTCTCTACCCCAATCACCCATTGCTTCTTCCATTGCTGAAGAATTTTGTGTACTCCACCAACGTATAGTATCATCATTGATAATTCTATTGTATTGCTCTGTTTGATCTTCCAGTGTAGGGCGTAGTTCTAATTTCTCTACGATCCCATCACCTCTAGGATCAAATCGAACTGCACCAATAGTAAGTATGACACAATACGGGCTTGTGTCAAGACTTTCAATGTCAATCATAATGTCATTTGCCATTAGTATGATCTTTCTTTACTATTGGGCTACAAAGTGTTACAAACTTTTTCTCCCATTCTTCTTTTGCCACAAAGCATTCTTCTCTCGTAGGATATTCTTTTTTATAAATAAACTTCATTGTAGGCGGAGGGTCATCCCAAAGCTGAACTATTAATAACCAAACTATAATAGGTTCCATTACTTCTCCTTAGTGCAAATAGGTTTGAAAGGGTACTCATTATAAAAGTTAGCCCATCTTAAACATTCTTCCTCAGAATTATAAATTTCTATTTTATAGGTTTTAATAGGATTACTGGTAAGTAAATAAATTGTTAGTATCCAAATACTCATATTAAGCCCATACAAGTAAGAAAGCAGTTATTTCAGCACGACTCTTAAATTTAAACATATCAAATGATATTCTAACACCGCATTTGGATTTTTCACACCACTCTTGTACCGGATCCATATCTGTTTCACGTAGACCAGTTTGTGTCACTGCTCCATGTGTATATTCTAATGCTGCATGTAATACCAAGGGTCTATGTTCATGTTCTTTCCAAATTAATTTAGGTTTTTCCATTGTTCTAAGAAGGTCTGCTAATAAATTTGCATCGATTTCGTTTTGAATTTCTTCAGCAACTTGTTGGGCTACCCATTCTTCCAATTCTGATTTATTCATACCCACCTCAACACGAACCAAGTTGCGCAGGCTTCAGTATAAAAAATAAAAACTGTATGCTCAGGGTCTACTGCATCACCACTCCAATCTTGATATTTTGCTTGGTTGTATCTAAAGTCGAAATCTTTTCCCTGAACCATACCATTATTTCTCATCTCCCTTACAATCTCAACTATTTCTGTGGGATTACGATGTTTTAATACTATTTCTTTCATCCCCATCTCAATTCAAACATAATATATTCTTGTTCAGATTTAAAAACAACGACACTTCCTTCAAAAGAGTTTTCTTTTAATGACAAATGATTGTGGCACCATTCACGTAATTCATTTTCACGTTCAGCCCAATATCTAAAATCAGTTAAAACTGCGTAAAATGTAAAATCATCTTCTGTTGCAAAAGGACTAACAATATATGTTCTATTGCTATCTACCATTTTAATTCTTTAAGCAGTGATTTTACCTCCGTAACCTTATCTGTCTCTTTACTAAACTTTATTGCCCATTGTACGGGATTGATATATTCGTATATAAACTTAATCAAATCTTCTTGTATGTCATCCAAAAATTGAGTTCCGCTTTCACTTTGATACAGAACCCATGGACTAATTCTTCCTGCAACAATTAAATGACAAATTTTATTCCTATTTCCATAACGTAAGTAGTCTTTGCTTTGAATTTTCTCTTCCTCGGCACATTCGATGCACACTTCTATACTACGATGCACTGCATCTAAATAATCCTCCGTTTTTAAATAGTCAATTAAGTAAGAATTATAATTTAAATCACTAGTCCAGTTGTCAATTTTTATGTTTTCTTTTAGATAGTATTCTACTAATCGAGGGACATTTAACGCATTAATCTCTAAACAATAATTTCCAAACTTTACAAAGGCCGTATAGTAAGCAGATTTAATAAATTCTTCATAAGTTTTTTCTTTCTTTGCAGTACTATGTTTTTTATAAAACTGGACAAAGCTTTGAAATCCTATTTGATTCCCCCTACGATCTCGTTCAAGCCAACGATGTTTGTACTCACAGATATGCTTAAGCATTGTACTTTCTCTAACAAAAGTACGATTACAAAACTCACATCCAAAATTAATTTCCGTGTTCTTTTTCATATTCAATTATTTGTTCGTCAGAAATTATTTCGCTTAGAATTTCTATGTCTGAAATTTTTAGATTAGGAAAGTATTGTCCTAATTTTACTTTTCGTTTTTGTATTTTAACATACTCTGCACTTACTTCATTAAGTAAATCTTTGTCAGTATTAGGGTATACTTTACTAAAATAATCTTGTACATCTTTAAGTTTAGCTTCTTCTGTTAATAAAGCATAATTTCTTTTTAAATGCGGTATCCATTTATGATATTGTTTTCCCATATTAGGGCTTATTGCACAAAGCATTAACCATTGAAGTTTGTTATGCTTTATTATATTTTCATGAAATATGTTTACATTTGCTGCATATTCTGTACTTTGTAAATAATAACTTTGTAGATTTTTATTTCCTGAAACGTTGCTCATGTAGGTCAACAACAAAAACGGTACAAAACCTTTTTGCTGTTCTATAGTAAGTCTATCAAAAAAATCATAGTCTTTTTTATCTAATGCCTCAATTGCTTGAAACAAAGGAAAATCAATATCAGTAAATTTTTCGTCTGTTGCTGTTTTTGCTTTTGCCATTCATACCAAACAACATCATGATATATATCCATCACTTCTATTTCACAGAATGTGGGTTTAAAGCTACTCAATGGATTAAACTCAAATGCTTTGAACCCACGGTCATTTATGCTCGTCAATGGTAATGTTTCTAAATCACCTAATTCGGGTTCTCCTATTAGGATTTGCCAATCAACAGGCATTTTTATGATACAATCATTTATTCTTAATACTAATGCAGGACTGTTAAAGCTTTCTAAAAAAATTAAAGGAATGTACCTATAGTCAACGTTTGCAGGATTACTATTGTCTAGAATTGCAAAACGTAAATCGTCTATTTCTTCTGGTAATGTTTCTAAGTTATAAACTGTATTGTCTAAGGTTAATATTTTCATCTTGTCATTATATCATTTATAGTCTAACTTTTCAATACTAAAAGGATAGTTAGCTTCCCTATAAAACTCTTTACGTTTGGTTAAATGTCTTTTGGCAAATTTGCATGAACTTGTGATGTCCCATATTTGAACAAAGTCTTTATCCTCTGCCTTTCTAATTCCACGTCCAATACTTTGGATAACCCGAACGAAACTCTTTCCCGGCTCCAACAAAACAAGATTAAATATCCTAGGTATGTTAATGCCAACAGCAGCAACACCATATGTCGCAATCGCAACCTTATCATTGCTTGTCGCAAACTCATCATATTCTTCTTTTCTTTCTGTCAATTTAGTGTCCCCGCTTACAAAAACTGCACCAGGTAACCTATCAAGTAATTCTTTGCCAGCATTAACTCTATCAACAAGTACAAGTGTATTACCTGATTCTTTAATATTCAATACAAGTTGTGCCATCATGTCTAAACGTTTTGCATCTTCCAAAAGATGTTTTAATTCACTTTGGTAGTTTGTAAACTCTACATGATCTTGTAGTTGTACAATGTTAACATGACAGTTTGCTAGAACTCCTCGATCTTGTAATTCACTAGCTGCTAGTTTATTAATTACAGGACCTATACTCACAAACAACGATTGGCTAGCAAACAACTCTTTGGGTATGGTTCCTGTTAATCCCCAACGAATAGGAACGTTTGCAAATACACCAGTCAACATAGTTTTAAGTACATCTGCCTTTGCTTGGTGCACCTCATCAATCATCACGCAAATTAAATCTTGCATGAAGGACTCAATTTTCTCCTGAGAGGTTGATTCTTCTCTTGTTTTAATAAGGTGATTAAGACTTTGCCACGTGCAGATAGTGTGTGTATGGCCTAACTCTTTTCTATCACCGAAGTATACACCTACGTCAAGTCCAAGGTTTATATAATCTGCTTCTGTTTGTACAACTATTACTCAATGCAGCAGTCATTAACGTTTTACCTGCACCAGTCGCTACCTCTTGAATACTTTGTGGGTTCTCTAAAAAGCCATTAATAATTTCTATTTGATAGTCACGTAATAGAATAGGTTGTCCTGCCATTGGATGACCTACAGGCCATACCTTATCAGAAAATGTATCCTCGGACACTTGAGTAAAATCGAAACTATGAACTGTTTCACGCAAATCGTCCAATTCAATATCATATCCTGCACCATCAACTACAGGAATAATTTTGTCTAATAGATTGATATATGAACTACCACCTAGACTGAAATAACTTACCTTACCGTTCCATCTACCAAGCTTAACTGAAGGGAGGTACCTTGCACCCGGTACCTCATATTCAAACATTTTCATTAATTTTTTGCGTTCGTTTAACTCAAGACCTTCTATCTTACAGTTAACCTCATCTTTTATTATTATTTTACATGGCTTCATTTTAAATTTATAGGATTATTATTTCTTAATTCAATAACTTTAGAAAAGAAACCACTTCCTTTTCCTAAGTAACTAAAGCTATTAAATTTTATAAAAACTGGTAGTGAATAATTTTGCAGGTCATCAGGTACCCCACTATCAGATTTCTCTACGACATAATTTGAAACATTTAATCTATCTAGAATTTGTTTTTTAAGAAAAAAATCTTCCGAAACATTTTTAGTAAAATGCATTCCGAAACACAATATATCACAGCCTATTGCTTTAAGTTTTTCTGTCAATCCTGTAACATCATTTATATCATAATACAAAACTCTTTGAGTTGCAAACTGTAAGGTATCTTTATCATACATTGATAGAAGTTCTTGTTTTAATTTTTTTTCAATTTCTATTCCATAAGATGATAGGATAGATAAGGTTTTTAAATCAATGTCTAATGGTATTTCAGAAATATTCTTATATAATGACTCATTGATTCCTGCAATATACAGATAATTATTTTTTCTGCAAAGAGTTGGATTCCAAATATCACAATCCTTAAAAAACTCAATTTCCTTAACTATGGATTGACTTTCAGTACACAAATGAATATCTTCATAATGCTTATCTACTATCTGTAGAACTTTTTTAAAAGTATATAAACCAAACTCAGTTTGATATTGTTTTAATTCTCTGTTCCATTTCATAAGCATTTCTTGCCTAAAATTTTGCTGAAAGGATGTCTTATAAGGACACTTGAGTATAATTTGATTGTTTGTAATTTCAATGTGGGCAGCAGTGTAAGTGGGGTCGCTAGGCACAACCTTTAATGACCACTGAACTTCACTTAGTTCTAAAGAATCATAATTTAACTTTTGTAATTGATTTTTATACTTTTGCACTATTTTTTTAAACAAGGCTACTTGATTACTTGTAATAGGTTTTCTAGGAAGTACATTTAAAATTTGTAAATTGGCAAAAAACTTTTGGTCATACCTAGACAAGCTTACACTATTCAGCATAAGGTCTAACACTTCTTCGGCATTTAAAATTTTGTGCATAGTAATATTATATATTTTTTAAACTAAAAATCAATACAAATGGCAATGGGAGCCGAAGCTCCCATTGCCTAGTTGCGAATCTTACCCTCGCTTCATGCAAGTAGTGCTTGCAAGCATCTTCCAGTTCGGGCTGATCTTGACCAGATCCGCAATCTTCAGACACATACGCAGACTCAACTCATGCAACTTGCCTTTGTTATCTTGCATGAACTCGAAAATCTGTTCTGCAACACCTTCATCAAAATTGTAGTCGCGGAACAGACCACCATCGCTATCGCGGTGTACTTGCTTGATACGCAACATTTTGTCACGCTCTGTATCAATCGTCAGGTCAAGAAAGTGACAACGTGACTGCAATGCCTCGAGGTGATCTTGCAATTTATTAGACTTGACGTTTTCAAACTTCAAGTTAGTGATGAAGATAGCACTACCCTCAATCAGTGACAGATCATCTTGAAATACAGAATCACAGTCATCAAACACCAGTACGTTTTTCTTGTCAGAATATTTGTACAATTGTGCATACAGACCCAGTGCAGTCATTGCACCTTTGACAATCTCAAAGCGAACACGTTTACCTGCAAGCTTGTCAAACATGCTTGCTTTTTCTAGTTGAGTTTCAACACCGAAACTCTTGCCGACACCGGGAGGACCTGATACAATCATAGCCCGAATATCGCTATTAATTGCTGCTTTTGTCATTTCATCAAGTACAGCAAAACGGGTAGCAATACGATCCATTGCTTCTTCATCAGTCTCTACTTGTTTTATTTCTTTTGCTTTAAAAGCAATTGCGTTTTCACTCACGTTAGGCTCTCCGTCTACAAATGTAATATCGTTAATAGAATTAATTTTCACTTTGACAACATCAATAGCAATGTCAAATTGACCGTCATTTTTTACTGTAATATAATTACCTTTTTTACCCGTCTGAAAATCTTTCACTAGGGTAAATGTTTGATTGACAACAGGCTTGTTACGATACTCACCGAATTTGACAAGAACTGTACTCATAATTAGCTCCTTACTGACATAATGAAGCTATTATATAGCCTACTGGATTTATTGTCAAATGTTACAAATTTAGCAACTTAAAGTTCTTAATGTTGCTAAAATGTAAATCATCTTGGCAATTGGGCACGAAACGTGCATTAACCAACAATTCAGCCTTTTCGAAGATGCCATCAAATAACGGCTGTAGTTCGTTATCTTTACTGACATACATTTTATACAAATACTTTTTAGCGTCATGGAACCAATAATGGAACACAGTACCAGATTTGTTAGTAGACACTAATTTTTTAACTGGAGTAAGTGTGCGAACTCCAATCCCAGTTTGTTGCTCTGCGTTGTTAGAATCTATTCGTAACTTATCAATTTCCTGATCGTATGCATAAAACTCAGGTAAACGATAAATCATACCTTCATACTTTTCTTGATATCTTACGGTATAATTATTTGTTAGGTAAGTTGACAAATCCTGTCTAAACTTACTCATTGGCTTACCCTTAAGAGTACGCACCATTAGTTTCTTACTGTAATAGTCACGGATATCATCAGCCATTTGTCTATCAACATCTGAAATGTTATAATTCTTTTCAGGGTCCATAGTTTGCCTTACACGGTAATTCTTACAACTCACTATTAATGAATCAATTGGGTGTTCAACTAAACGTTCGGCTGGTTTGGTTTCTATTTCATTAAATAGATCATCTAATGACGATATGTTGTATCCACCAGTTCTACCAGTAACTTGCAACAAACCTTTACCTTGATATGAATAACTCATAGCGTTACATCTTCCATTCCAGCAGTTCTAAGTCTAACGATATGTCCCATCTGCCATTGTTTAGCATCAAGACCCTTAAGTACACCTAACCAACGATTACGCAACAATGCTACTTCGTTGATTATAGTTTCAAAATCAATTACTTCTTCTTCACCGTCTACATACTTTTCAGCATCACGACTAGTTAAGACTCTATTATACGCTTCTAAATACTTTTGAAAATGAGTTCGGCGAATCTTACGCAAACGAATGTTAAGATAATTTAACACAGCCTCAATTTCTTGAAGCTGGTTAAATCTATGTTCAGTGATACCAGGTAGTGCTGAAATATTCTTTTCTAGGTTTCCATAAATCTTTACATCAACTTTTGCTTGTAATAGTTCGGCATCGTAGTGTGCAATAAAATCGGGTATAGATGATAAATCAGTTGAAACTTTGGTGTACCAAGTCATGTCTGTCCTATTTAGTAACGGTCATCGTCATAATCATAATCATCATCATAATCATCTTCTTCCTCATCATGTAGATTATGATCATCATAGTAAGTAAGTGCTTTGGCAATATCTTTATCACCTCTAAACTCAGTTTTAATTTCACTAGCTTCATAATTGTTTTCCATCAAATAATTAACTAGTGTTTCTGCTGCTTCTTTTCTTTCGTTTAGGTCTATGTGCATACGCAATGCTTCCCAAACTTCTGCAATGGTATCTAAATTACTTGTCATGTTGCTTCCTCCTCAACAGTAGCAACAGTACTTAGCTTATTTGATTCTTTTTTGCTAAACTCAACCATCACTTTGTCAAGGCAACCGTTATCATTTGTTTCCCAACCTTTACGGAAAAGTTTAATAACCTCACCATCTTCGGTCGTGTATGCAAGACGATTACCTTCTTTAGTAAGCAATCCTACCTTTTCAAACAAATCAAGCAATCCACTATATGGATTCATACCAGTTGAGTAAGTTATTTTAATTTGAACACTTTCATATGGCTTTGCATAACGTGTTTTCATAACTTTACACGCACTACGTATGCCAAGTATATCAGTTACCATATTAC